GACTGGGATCGGCTACGGGGATCCCCGGCGGTGGTCGCCATTGATTTGAGCCGCGGCGGGTACGGCACCCAGCTCGACCTTACGACCCTGTGCGTAATGGTCGTGGACGGCGGGCGTATCCGCGCCAGGAACGTGTCCTGGTGGGCTGGGTTGGATATCGAAGCCGACGCCAAGCGGTCGAAGTGCCCGCTGTCGAAGTGGTGCGAACAGGGACATCTGCGCCGGATGCCGGGCGAGTGGCACGACATGGCGGTGATCGAGGCCGAGCTCGAGGTGATCATGGCCCGCTACGACGTGCGGAAGGTCGGCGTCGACCAGAACCCGTCCCAGGCACGGGACATCCGGCGGTGGGCGGATCGCGGATGGCCGATCGTCCCGATCGATCAGTCGATCCGGACGATGGCCCCGGCGTGGAAGCTCTGGGGCGACCTCCTGAAGTCGCGGCAGCTGTTCTACGAGCCGGATCCGGTGCTGTCCTCGGCGCTCCAGGCGGTGCGGCTGGTGAAGGACAACGTCGGCAACATCCGCCCGGTCAAGGGGCGAAGCAACGGCAACACCGACGCGGTGGTCGCCGGGAACATGGCGGCGCTGCTCATGGAGCACAACGGCGTCCGCGAGGTCACGGGCGTTAGCGCCAGCGCGTGTCCCATTGGATAGACCGGGATTCCAAAAATCGCAGTAGACGGATTTGGGCGTTTCGGTTCCATCCGTTCCATGGAGCTTCGGGCAATGTTCGCTCGGTTCTTTGGTTTCAAGTCGGGTGTAGCCATCTACACGCGACCGGAGCCCATTGTGTCGGCGCCGGTGGACGCCATCCCCGCCGTTGTCCGCGCTACGCAGCTGATCAGCGCGGACATTGCCCGGCTCCCGATTTCGGTCCTCGACAGCGACGGACAGACGATTCCGGACCACCCGGTTTCGATGCTGATGAACCGTGAGGCCAGCCGGTGGCAGTCCGGCTACGAGTTCCGTCGCTACACGACTTCGGTCGCCCTGACGCACGGCAACGGCCTCGCGCTGATTCGACGCTCGTCTGACGGTGCGATCGCCGAGCTCCAGCCGATCCCCGCCGACGCCATGAGCGGCGAGGTGACCGATGACGGCGTGATCTACCGCATCGGCAGCACGGTGCTGAATCAGGATCAGATCCTGCACGTCGGTTGCTACCCGGACCACCTCAACCCGTGCTGGTTCCGCTCGCCGCTCGAGATGGCGCGGCACGCCATGCAGCTCGCCGCTGACGAGGACGGGGCGCACGCTGCGCTCGTCAAGACGGGCAGCATGGGCAAGATCGCGATCAGCCATCCGGGCGCGATGAGCGACCAGACGGTGCAGGCGATCCGCGACGCCTGGATGACCATGCACGCGACCGCGGACGGCGCGAGCCGCCCGCTGATCCTGCGCGAGGGCATGAAGGCGGAGAAGATCAGCCAGGAGACGAGCAGCTCGATGCTCGACTCGCGCCGCTTCTCTGTGCAGGAGATCGCCCGCGCATTCGGCGTTCCGCCCGAAATGCTGTTCCAGCAGGGCGGCGGCGCACTCTCAAGCCAGGCGGAGACGGCCCGCGCGTATGCCGACGGCGCGATCGCCGCGTGGGCGTCCGCGTGGGAGAGCGAGCTCCAGCGCAAGCTCTGCGCTCCCGGCGAGCGCGTGCACATCGACACGACCCCGATCACCCGCGGCAACCTCCGCGACCAGGGCATGGCGTTCTCGAAGCTGGTGCTCGCCGGAATCATGTCGCCGAACGACGCCCGGCACTATCTCGGCCTTCCGCCGATCGACGGCCTCGACACGCCGACCGTGTCGATGCCAGGCGGCGCGTCCGGAGCGGTCGTTGACGGCAACCCAGACGCGGAGGGTGACAATGCTTGAGATCCGCACGGCGACCTTCGAGCGTTCCGGCAACAAGCTTGCCGGCTATGCGGCGGTCTACGACGCGCCAAGCCATCCGCTGACCGTGCGCGGCGTCAACAACGGCAAGCCGTTTGTCGAGCGGGTCGCACGCGGCGCCTTCGACTCGAGCCTGTCGGGAAACGTGTCGATGCTCGTCGGCCACGATCGCCGCGAGCTGCTCGCCAACACCCGCAGCGGGCTGCTGAAGCTCGGAAGCGACACCAAGGGACTCGCGTTCGAGGTCGATCTCCCAGAAACCCAGCGTGCGCGTGACGTTCGCGCCCTGGTCGAGGCCGGAGTGCTAACCGAGATGTCATTCGGCTTCTACGTCCGCTCCGACGCCTGGAAGGGCAGCGAGCGGACCCTCTCGGAGGTGGACCTCCGCGAGATTTCCATCGTTGAAAACGGCGCGTATCCGCAGACGAGCGCCGAGGCACGCAACTACGCGCCGGCGCTAGCCCGGCTTCGTCTGCGATTGAGGGCACTCACATGAAGCAGGCAGAGATCATCGAGCGTCGCAAGTTCATCGAAACCGAGGTGAATGGCATTCTCGCGAATGACCAGATCACCGCCGAGCAGGAGGCCCGCGCCAGCGAGCTCCTGGACGAGCTGAAGGACCTCAACCAGAAGCGCAGCGCCGCCGAGCTGCGCGAGAAGTTCGCCAGCCACGCCGCGACCTCGAAGGTGGTCGCCGAGAAGCGCGAGCAGGCGATCGAGTGGCGCTCGTCCCCCGAGTACCGCGAGCAGTTCCTCGGCTACCTGAAGGGCGGCCGCGCCCCCGAGCAGCGCGAGATCATCTCGACGGCCTCGAGCAGCGTGCTGATCCCGAAGATCTACGAGGACGGCATCCTCAAGTACCTCGACGCGAACACGGTGGTCCGCAACCTGGCTGACCTCCGCACCGGCGTCCAGGGCTACCCGACCCTGCGCTACAACTCGCTCGCCACCGCCGACTACACCTCGGCGTGGACGCAGCCCGACACCGGCTCGACGGCTCGCACGTCGATCGACCCGGCGTTCGTCGAGGTGCCGATCTCGCCCGTCCCGTGCATCCCCTACACTCAGGTCAGCCAGCAGCTGATCCGCCAGGCCAACTTCGATGTCGAGGCGGAGGTCATGGACTCGCTCCAGCGCCAGCTCGCCAAGAACCTCGAGTGGGGCTACGTCGGCGGTTCCGGCACCAACGCGCCGACGGGCATCTTCACCGTCAACGCGAACGTGAACATCACGACGGCGACCTCGGCCGGCACCACCCGCGCTCTCGCCATCGCGCAGGTCACCATCGCGAAGCTGTCGGAGATGCGGTACAGCAAGCTCCCGGCGGCGTACTGGGGCTCGGCGGCTTGGATCCTCCCGCAGGACGTCTACGCGACGATCGCCGGCATCCTGGTGAACAACGTCCCGGTGTTCATCCCGTCGTCTGACGCGACGAACACCCAGGCCGCGCCGTTCACCCTGATGGGCCTCCCGGTGTACGTCACCGAGTACCTCCCGGCGCACGTTGCCACCGCCACGACGGGCAAGAACGTCGTGGCGGTCCTCGGCAACATCTCCGATGGCTTCTCGGTGCGCGAGTGGGGCGGCGTCGGCATGATCCGCGACGAGATCACCGCGGCGAGCAGCGCCCGCGTGATCTTCCAGGGCATGGCGTTCGCCAACTCGGCCTTCACCCGCGTGAAGAGCCTCGTGCAGCTCCAGGTGACCAACGCCTGATAGGACTCTCGCATAGGCGGGCGCGGGGGGGATTCGTCCCCCCCCCGCCCGCTGCGGAGGAAAGATGGCGCTAGACCTTCCCAAGTTTCGGGCATGGGCGCGGATCCCTCACAACGAGGACGATCCGGCCATTTCCATCGCCTGGGAGGCCGCGAAGCGGGAGCTCGAGGAGCGCACCGGCTGGTGCGTGGACCCCGTGACCCGCACCCAGTACGTCGGCCTCGAGCCGGCAAACACCGAGAAGCTTGTCCGGCTCGAGCGCCAGCCGGCTACGGCGTGCACTTGCGTCGATGACAACGCGGCGACGATCAGCCTGACCTTGGTCACGATCAACGGCATCCAGTACGCCAGCCTCGACGAGGATGACCTGACGTACCCGCTCGTCCTGACCGTGACGGCGGGCTCCAACACTTTGAATCCGCTCCTAGAGATGATGCTGCTTCAGCGCGTGGCGCAGCACGTCCAGAGCCGCGGTGATGACACGGTGACGCTGCCCGGCGACTACTGGGACCGGATCAGCGCCATGATGGGGAAGGGGATTGGCTGATGGCCGCTCCCGTCCCGAGCGGGATGCTGCGCCTGTCGCTGACGGTGCAGAACCCCGTCCGCACGGTCGATGCGTTCGGCCAGGCGGTCGAGGCTTGGGTGACGATCGGCACCGTGTGGGCGCACGTCGAGGCGTCCAACACGACCGAGGTCATGGATGACGGCGGCCCGGCGGTCCGCACCGAGTGGCGGATCATCGCGAGCTGGCTCCCGTCTCTGACCTCGCGCAGCCGGCTGCTCTGGAACGACAACGGCACCGTTCGGACGTTCAACTGCCGCGCGTGCTGGGACATGGACCAGCGCCGCCGGCGCCTCGAGATCGAGGCCGTGGAGGTGACCGAATGAGCCTCTTCGGCCCGAGCGCTGGACGCGGCGCGACCAACATCGTGCGGATCTCGGTGGACAGCGCCGAGGTACGCCGCACGCTCTCGCAGCTTCCGCAGAAGCTCAACGAGCGCGTCCGCAAAAAGGCGATCCGCGAGGGAACCAAGCCGTACATCGGCAAGCTCCGAACGGCATGGCGCGGTGCCCGATACCAGGGCAAGGGGCTGCACCGGCGAGCGATCGCCGCCTCGACGCGGCTTGACGGCCCGAAGCGGGCGCAGAAGGGCTACGGGGCGCTGATCTTCAGCATCGGCGTCGATTACCGCGCTAAGCGCGGCAAGGGGCGGCAGCGCATCTGGCATCTGCTGGAATCCGGCTTCCGGCACAAGGGCGCCAAGCGCCGCATTCCCGGCTCGTTCATCAGCATGAGGTGGGCGCGGTCCAACGCAACGGCTATGGGCAATGCCATCGCCGAGGCCATCCTGCGCCAGGCGTCGCTCGTTATGGGAGGGCTTCGCCGTGCCGCTTGAGAATATCTCCAAGGCCGTCTACAAGGCCCTGAGCCAGACCGTCTACACCGTGTCCGTGGGGATGCGGAACGCTGGCACGCCGACGCCGTGCATGGTTTACGAGCTCACCGCGGCAAACCTCGACGCGCAGATGCGCGGCGTTGTCACAGACACGAATCACTGGACGATTTCGGTGGAAGTCGCGTGCATTGCCGACACGGTGGAAACCGTCACGCAGATGGCCGATGCCGTGGTCGCCTTGTGGGACTCCGGCACGATCACGGATTCCGGCGAATGCAAGCTGATGATGTCCGAGCTTTCGGTCGCGTTCTCCGCGGAGACGCCGGATGACGGGCAGCAGGACGCCGAGCGCATCGCAACCATCACCATGACCATTCTCGCAACGGAGCTCTAAATGGCACTCATCTCTGGCTACGGCGGATCAGTCACCCTTAACTTCAACGCAGCCGGCGCCACCACGTTCCCGATCAAGAACGTGTCGGTGCAGTTCGAGCGCAGCAGCATCGACGTGACGCAGCTGTCCGACTTCCGAGAGAAGCGGGCGCCCGGTCGCGTTCGACGCACCGTCACGTTCGACATGATGGCGCAGGACGGCAGCACCGACAACGCGCTCCGGACGCACCTGTACCCGACCACGCTGGCCGACGCCGTGAACCGATCCGTGGTCGTGACGTTCACCGACCAGGGATCGATCGCCTACGCGATCACCGGCCACATCGTCAGCGCCAGCCGCTCGGATGACGGCACCCAGGCCGGTATGTGGAACGTCTCGGTCGAGGAAGCCTGATGCCGTTTGACCTGTCCAAGATCGCCGCCCGAAGCCGCACCGTCACGATCGACGGCGTCGGCGACGTGGTGGTGCGCGAGCCGACGCTCGGCGACTACCAGCGCAGCCGCACCGACCAGTTCTGGTGGGGCGACAACCTCACCATGCCCGACGGTAGCCGGTTCGTGGACCGGAACGACCAGCTAGCGTCGATCCGCGGCGACATCGCCGCGGCCCTGCTCGAGGCGGTGAACGGTCCGCGCCCTACGGAGCCGCCGAGCGGCGGCTGTGGCGAATCTCAAGCCCGGAGCAACGGATGACCATGCCGCTCGGCATCGCACGGACGGAGATGACCACGGGGGAACGATGCGAGTTCCTGCTCGGCGTCATCGCGTGCGCCATGACCGGGCAGCGACCGCAGCAGCTGTTCCCCTGGACCCGTCGCGGCATCGAGGAGTTCGCCGAGGAGGTGTCCGGTGGCTAAGGAGATGAAGGCAGTCATCCGCGCAGAGGTGGACCCGTCAGGCGTGGTCAAGGGCGTGGCGCGGGCGAATCAGGAGCTCAAGAAGCTCAACGAGTCGAGCGCACGGACGGCAATGGCGTCCGGCATCTCGGCGGCGTTCAACGTCGGTCAGGTGGCGTTTAATGCCATACGCCAGGCGACGGCGCTGATGAACGACCGGGTAGACGAGCTGACTCGGATGGCGACCACCTGGGACCTCGACGCCGCCAACGCGCAGACACAGGCGCTGATTCAGAAGTACCAGGACGAGCAGACGATCGCCAAGGCCGTCGCGCCCGGCGTGATTCAAGCGATCCAGGCGCAGTCTGCGGCAAGCCGCACCGAGGCGCAGCGGATCGCCGCCGATCCGACCATCTCCGCTGGCATCGCCGCAGCCGGTCAGGCGACCGCGACAGCCGGCGGGCTCCGCAACGCCGCCATCGACCAGACGCTGACCGGCGCAGCCGGCATTGCCGACATCCTGACCGTGCTCCGTGACATCGCGAGCAAGATGGGGAGGCCGTTCTAATGGGCACGTGGACCGTCATTGAGCGCCCGGAGACGCGGAACTACTCGCTGGCAATGCCTGGCGAGCAGCACACGCTCGACCTCCAGTACCAGGTCCGATGGGAGCCGGCAAGCTCCGGAGACACCTATCCGGGCGATCAGCAGATGCTCTCGGCTTCCGGATTGCCGAAGATCCGCGAACGCCTGCCGTCTGCAATCTACGGTTCCAACTCGTTTCTAAAAACGTTTGTCTGCCGTAGCGTCGAAACGACGATGCAGCGCGAGGCGCCGTATGTGTGGGAAGTGACGTGCAGGTTCGGCAGTTTTGACCCGTACAACGCACAAGAGGGCACCTACGTTCAGGTGACGCGCTCGAGCGGCGTTCGGGCAGCGCAGATGTGGCGCATCGCCCCGACGTTCCCGGCAAACGGCACGGTGGCATGGCCCGGAAGCGTCGTTGACATCGGCGGGACAAAAGTGGACCTCAACGGCAACCCGCCGACCTACGAGGTGCCGCAGATGTCGATGACGTTCGAGTTCCTCTGGGACCGGACTCGCGAGGCAACGCCCGAGCCGCCGACCAGCAGCTACTCGAGCTACATCGGAAAGCGGAACGACGCAACCTTTCTCGGCTGTGACGTGGGCACCGTCGTGTATCAGGGCTTCACCATCAGCCCGTCCTACGAGTGGTACCGCATCCAGCACCAGTTCCTGTTCGACGCCTGGTACCACCTCGAGCAAGTGCCGATCCCGAAGCCGACCGGACAGCCGCTCTGCACGTCGGGGGCGACTGTGGCTGGCGTCGTGGTGCTCCAGGCTGACAAGATCGGCTTCTTTCAGAAGTACCCGAGCACCGCGACGTTCGCGACGCTAATGGGATCCGCAAACATGGCTGAGATCACTTCGCCCAAGCCCGCATATCCATGAGCTGGACCCGTCCCATCTTCAACGAGGGCATCGCCGGCGCAAACCGTGCCGTGGTGAACTCATGGACGCAGGGAGCGGCGACGGCCATCGACAACAAGGACACGCTCCGTTGGGCGCGGCGCGAGATGGGGGCAGGGCAGATCGTCACGATGGGCCTGTGCGAGGTGCGAAACGCCTCAGCGATCGCCGGAGCTGGGTACCGTTGGACGTACACGGTTCGCCTCTGGTTCCCGCCGCCGCTGACAGGTTCCGGCGTCACCGTCGGCACCGACCTTACTTTCGACTACACGAACTGCATCAACCTCCGGGAGTACCACAACACCGCGACCAGAGTCGATGGCGTTGCGGTGAACGCGACGCCCGCCGACCAGTTCGGACCTGTCGGGTCGCAGTACAGCGGCGGCAACTGGACCACGTCGGAGCTGTCCGCGAAGGTCCTCGTCCATGTCGTGATGGACACCGCCGGAAACGCGTTCCCGTTTTTTGACCGTCCCAACCCGTATAGGTGCATCTGATGAACCTGACGCTGGCAACTCCGATCCCGAGCATCACCGTGGTGCCAGGGGAAGTACTGAACATCAGTTTCCACGTCCACGAGGTGGGCGGGAACAATTTCAACTGGACCGGCTACACGCCGAAGGCGAAGCTGACGCTGGCGGGCGTTTCCACCACGGTCACCGGCTCCGTTGTCAGCGCTGGCGGCGGCACCGCGACCACCAGCTTTACCGCGACGCAGACCGCCACGCTCGCCGGCCCGTCGTGGGGCGAGGTCGTGCTGTACGCCGACCCGACGGCTGGATCGGAAAACCTGCACATCGCGACGATCGCGCTGCGCGTTACTGCGGAGGTGATCCCATGATGGGTTCGATGATGCGCCGGGCAATGCTCGGCGACGGCTCGACGCTCTCGCTTGACTTTACGCAAATGAGCACGCTTGCCGACCTGACGAGCCGAGGGCTGGCGTTCTCGCGCTCGACCAGCGGCACCTTTATCAACTCGCAGGGGTTGGTGCAGTATGCGGGACAGAATCTCTACTTCAACACCGCATTCGGCGGATTGAGCGGCACGAATCCAACGTTGACCTCTTCCGGCTGGACATACGCATTCTCAACGGGATCTGCCAACTTCCACGGTGATGGCTCGGTGACGATGACTGCAAGCAGCCAGAGAATCGGCATTGCGCGGTCATCAGGATTTACTGGTGCCGGGCGCAGGATCATTGCATCGGTTGACATCCTGACTGTCGGTGACACCGGACTTACGCCGTCGAACTTGTTGACGACGGGTACTTTCACCAACAGCGCGTACTATGTGAACTCCGGGCTGTACACGGCCGGAAATGTGACTGGCCCATGCACTCTGTCGTTCGTGTTTGATAGCCCTACGTCTGGAACTACTGGCGCGTATTTCGGCGTTGGTATGTCTAGCAACTCCACGGCAGAGGTCAAGTTTGCGAATCCGCGACTCAATCTATGGAACGGAGTCGTTCCTGCTCCATACCTAGAAAACACCAGCACGACCGCCGAGCGGCATGACCCCCGCTTCGACTACGACCCGTCCACGCAAGCACCGCGAGGGTTGCTGGTGGAGGGGCAAGCGACGAATCTTTTGAACTGGAGCGAGTCGTTCGCCACCAGCGGCGGAACGAACAACAACTGGGCCGATACCAGCATCACGCGCACCGCAGGGCAGGCCGATCCGGCGAACGGTACGACGGCCATTCGTTTCACGGCATCGGCAGGAAACGCGACCGTCATCAGCAGCGCCGCGATTGGAACGTCCGCACAGCGCACGTTTAGCATCTGGCTGCGCCGCGTGACCGGAACTGGCAACATCCAGTTCACGACCGACAATGGAACTACATGGACAACGCAAGCGATTACCTCGTCTTGGGTTCGGTATACGTTCCCAGCAACAACGGCAGCGCAGCGAGTCGGAATCAGAATTGTGACGAGCGCCGATGCTATTGAGATGTGGGGCGCAATGCTGGAGGACGGATCTGGCAGCAGTTCGTACATCCCGACCGGGGCAAGTCAGGGGAGCAGGGCGGCGGATTCGTGCGTGATGACCGGGTCGAACTTCTCGTCGTGGTTCAACGCCACGGAAGGGACGCTGCTCGCACACGCGATCCGGAGCCGCACCAGCGACATTGGCCGTATCGCGTCCGTCAACGACAACACGGCAAACGAGTCAATCGAGCTAGGAGCAGACACTACCGGCGAGTTCATCGTGGTGGACGGTGGTAGCACCCTGGCGACCATCTCGCCTGGAACGGTGACCGCCAATACCGCGTTCAAGATCGCGGGTGCCTACAAGCTCAACGACGTTCAGGCCGCGCTTGGCGGCACGCTCGGGACAGCGGATACGTCTGTCACGATGCCGACCGTGGATCGATTGATGATCGGACAGCAGGCAGGTGCCTCGCCCGTCTACTTGAACGGAACCATTGCGCTGCTTAAGTACTGGCCAACCCGCCTCCCAAACGCACAACTCCAAGCCCTCACCACCTGACATGGACTACCTACTCCGCTCAACCACCGAGTCCGACCTCAACGATTCCCTCATCGCCGCAGGGCTTGCCGAGGAAGTCACCGACATTGACGGCGAGGTCATGGTGCTGCCCGTCACGGGTGTCACGCTCGACCGCATCGGGCCGATTCACAGCGACAACCGCTACCACGCGAACATCCGCGTGTCGTTTGAGTTGACGAAGGCGCAGGAGGACGAGCTGCCCCTGGTCGATCCGCTGCCGACCGTGCCGTACCGGAGGTTCTTCGATTGAAGCGCATTGCCGCCGTCCTCCTGCTCACCGGCTGCGCTTCGGCGACCGCGACCATCGCCCGCGAGGCGAACGATGTCCGCGCGTCTTCCGTTCGCGCTCGAGGCCACCTCGAGGCGGCGCAGCTCGAGCTGGCGGAGATTGAGCAGAGCGCGGCATCTGTTCACCAGAGCGTCGCCTATGTATCCGATGACGAGAGCCCCGTGTGGGTGACCATGCAGTTCATCTCGGCGGCCGTCGGCCTCGCGGCGGTCGCTGCCATTGTCTACAGACTCAAAAAGTGATCCGCACATGAACCAAG